AGTACTTCGGCCACTGTGGTGATCACAAACGGCTTGGTTGAGAACATTCAGTACCGATAATCGTTGCATTTGCCAGCACAATCCTGTTATAATGTATAACAGATGATTGACATTACTAGTTACTTACCCGGCAAGCGAAAGCAGACTCCTTCAGGATGGATCAGCTTCAATGCACCTTGCTGTACTCACAACGGGCAAACTGCTGACAATCGACTGCGCGGCGGACTCAAATCAACTGAACAAGGTTGGAGCTATCACTGCTTTAACTGCGGCTACACTTCCAGCTTTATCCTTGGCCGCACACTGAGCTTTAAAGCCCGTAGGCTCTTGAGCTGGATTGGTGTCAGTGATAATGACATTGAGCACATGAACCTTGACAGCATGCGACATCGCAGCATTCATGGCATGATTGAAGATCGACAGCGCACAGCTAACACGCTAATGGGCATTGAGTTTGAAGAACGCGATTTACCACCTTATGCTGAACTGTTGACTACTGAGCACACAGTTCACTGGGACTATGTGCGTGGTAGACATGTGCCTGACAACTTTCCCATGATGTTACGAGTACAAAAAACCAGTCATCTTCTCTGGGCCAGACCCCATGTGGTAGTACCGTTTACATATGATAACAAAATTGTAGGGCACACTTGCAGATTTATAGATGATAAAATGCCCAAGTTTATTAGCGATAGTCAACCAGGCTATGTGTTTAATGTAGACAGCTTGCCAGACAATTGGACACAGGTAATTGTAACCGAAGGTATATTTGATGCACTCAGCATTGGCGGTGTTGCAGTTATGCACAATGCTATCAGTGATGCACAAGCAAGACTGATTCGCAATCTTGGCAAAGAAATCACAGTAGTGCCGGATCAAGACAAAACTGGACTGGACTTAATAGAACGAGCACTAGAGCTGGGATGGGCTGTGAGCATTCCAGACTGGGGAGAAGACTGTAAGGATGTTAACGATGCGGTGATCAAATACGGGCGCTTAACGACTCTGATAATTATCATGCAGTCCAGAGAGACTAGTAAAATTAAAATAGAACTAAGGAAACGACAACTTGCTAAAAGACTATACAACTGATGTACAACGACTGTTCTTGGAAATGATGTTGCAAGACGCTACTTCATATGTACGTGTACAGAACATTTTTAATCCTGAGAACTTCGATCGTAGTCTACGTCCTGCTGCTGAATTTATTCGCGAGCACTCGGACAAGTACAAGACCATGCCCGAGCTTACACAGATTTCGGCCACCACCGGAATCAGGCTACAAGCAGTTCCGGATCTAAATGAAGGACACTTTGACTGGTTCATGGCTGAGTTTGAATCGTTTACTCGACGCCAAGAACTGGAACGTGCTATCTTGAAGTCAGCTGACTTGCTGGAAAAAGGCGAATACGATCCTGTGGAAAAGCTGATCAAGGATGCTGTACAGATATCACTAACCAAGGACTTGGGCACAGACTTCTGGGCCGATCCCGAAGGCATGCTCAGCAGGTACTTTGACACTGGCGGACAAGTAAGCACAGGCTGGCCACAAATGGATCGACTGTTGTATGGCGGATTTAGTCGTGGCGAACTCAACATCTTTGCAGGAGGTTCCGGATCCGGTAAGTCGCTGGTGATGATGAACATTGCGTTGAACTGGATACAGCAAGGCTTGCATGGTGTGTACATCACACTGGAATTGAGTGAAGAACTAACAGGCTTGCGTACTGCTGCTATGTTAACAGACATGAGTACCAAGGACATTCGTCGTGAGAAAGAAAATGCAGCACTCAAGATCAAAATGGTAGGACGCAAAAGCGGCAGTTACCAGGTCAAAGCACTGCCGGCACAGAGCAACATCAATGACGTTCGTGCATTCTTGAAAGAATATCAGATCAAGACAGGACACAAAGTGGACTTTATTATGGTAGACTACTTGGATCTGCTGATGCCAGTTAGTGCCAAAGTTAGTCCCAATGATCTGTTTGTAAAAGACAAGTATGTGTCAGAAGAACTACGTAACTTAGCTAAAGAATTAAGTGTGCTGCTGGTAACAGCAAGTCAGCTGAACAGATCAGCTGTGGAAGAAATTGAATTTGATCACAGCCACATTTCAGGTGGCATCAGTAAGATTAACACAGCTGACAATGTGTTTGGTATCTTTACAAGTCGTGCAATGAAAGAACGCGGCAAGTATCAGATACAGTGTATGAAGTCTCGTAGCTCGACCGGCGTTGGTCAAAAAATTGATTTGGAGTACAACATTGAAACTATGCGCATTACTGATGAAGGCGGAGACGAAGGCGGATACCACCGTCCGCAGAGCTCTATCATGGAATCAATCAAAGCAAAAAGCAAAGTTACTGATGGTGAATCAGACTTTGGCAGTAATAAAACATCAGGAATCCCTGCCTGGGAAAAACCAGCATCTGCAGGTGGAGATGTAGGCCGGGTATCCGGCGATGTACAGAGTGCCAAGCTCAAGCAACTGCTGGGCAAGATTAAAACCACATTATGAAAGTTATCTCAACTGTTGAGCACTCTCGGTCTCTGGGCAACATTGAAAAATTATGCTCAACTGATGTGTTGCACATTTCTGATGTATTTGATATGGATTATCTAGAAACAATATTTTCAACCAAGGGTCGTCCTGGGTATGTTGTGAGCGATTCCTTTAATAATTTTTCTGATTGCTATTGTCTGCCATTATGGATTGAGAAAGAAACAAAAAAAATATTAGCCGCCCCGTCTAATTCTGTAAAAGTTGATACCGACCATTGTTTTAATTTTCAAATCAATAAAAAACAAATCAACCGATTTTTATGTATGAAACTGGTGGAATATTTTAAATTAACAGATTTTGATTATACCTGGTCTGGCGTCGATGTTGCATTTGACATGAGTCAAATAATTGTTGAAATGAACACATTAGGTAACGCCTGTCCAATAGTTGCTGCTCGACAAGGAGAGTTATTATCTCCAATCTCTGTACCTAAAAAATTCGTGTTGCCGCCTGGTAGTGCACCAATCAACGGTAATAGTAGTTCAATAACAAATTATGGTAGTAATCTTTGGGTCTGGAAACACGTATTGAGTAATTTGATCACACGCACAGCGGTTTCTTTGATAACAGAAAGTTTGACGTTTCAACGCTGTTCGGTATTTACTGAAAAAACGTTGTATTCGGTACTAGGGTTAACATTTCCAATCTGGATTGGAGGATATAAACAAGCCGATGAGTGGCACCAACTGGGGTTTGATGTGTTTGACGATATTGTTAATCATGACTATCAGCACTACAACACCTTGATTGAACGCTGTTATTATGCTGTTGAATTAAACTTGCGTCTGTTGACTGACAGGAAATGGGTAGCTCAACTAAGAAAAAAAAATATGCCAAGATTATTAAAAAATCGGCAATTGTTAGAAAATAACCATTTGGAAAAATACAACAATATCAAAATAGTCACCTGGCCCGCAGATTTACAACAAGCAATGCCAGATATATTGAAATATTTTAGATAATCTAAACCTCTAAAATACGATAAATAATAAAAAGGTTCTGGTCTCACATGCAAAAGAAAACTCGCAGTTTATTAGAAGAATTAGATTCCATGTGCGTGGCAGCCCCCATGTGATTGAAACCCGTGCTAGTACTGCAGCAGAAGTGCAGTTGTATTATAAACAGGTTAGGCGTTGACTGATTTAATCACCACAAAGTTCAGTACAACAGCTTCACTAAGCAAGCCAGCATTCATGTTGCCCAAACTAATTCTACAGCTGCCTGCAGCCACAGCATCCACTTGCACATTGTAAGCACCAGCTGTGGCACCTGAAGCAATACAAGCATACACAACATCAGTTGCAGCCACAAACGAATTGGTCAGTGTAAAGCTAACTTCTGACGCTGCTGCCAATGCAGCATTGTTCATGGTAATTTGTCCACACCGGTTGTTGAGTGTTACTCCAGTTGATTTGCTAGTAGCTTGTGTAACAGCGCCACCAGTGCCGGTTGCATACCCCACAGCAGATTCTGTAGTGCCCAGCAGCGGACGAGTCAGGTCCTCAATAGTAATTGTGGTGCCTGCGTTGACACTGGTAAATTCAAATTGGTAAGCCCCTGTGTCAGCAAAGG